GCCGCATTCGCCCCCGCACTAGAGGCTATAGTTGTTCGTTTCACAGCGTTTCTACAGCAGTCGATAAAGGCTAAGGGTGGAGTTGAGAACTTTGCCAGAGCGATAGCTGTTGATCTTCTTGGCGGTGTACAGATTGCATTACAGGCGTTTGAAGATTTAGCCAACGGGTTTATTAGTGTTTATAACATGGCATTGCGGGGCAAAGATGCTTTGACAAGAATGTTTACTGATGAAGCCGAAATGAACGCTAGGCAGTTGCGTACTGAGATTGAAGAAATCACTCAGGCGATGGTAGAGCGTGACAAGAAAATAGAAGATTCAACAGCAAAGGCAAAACGCAGTCACGAATTAGCGCAGGAAAGCGACAGAAAAAGATTGGTCATGTTGCAAGAATTGCTTGAAAAAGCAGTTGAGGCGGGTGATGAACTAGGCGAAATGAATCGAGTTGATTTTGCCAGTGGCTTAAACAAGCAAATACAAGATATCGTTAATAGCCTTGGTCAAGTATCAAATGTTATTCCAGATTCTACTATCCCCGCTATAGAGTCAATTAGCGATTTACGTTTAGGGTTTAAGTCATGGAGCGACAGCCTACCTTCAATGCAAGAAAATATGCAGAACCTGACTAAGCAAGGTTTAGATGGCCTGACTGATTCACTTGCCGCAGGGATAACTGGCGCGGCTGATTTCGCTGATGCTATGAAAGCAATGGCAAAGAGCGTAGTGGATAGCCTGATTAAAATGTTGATCCAGAAGTATATTGTAGATGCGGCATTCGGGCTTATTACAAGTAGTTTTGGAACTGGCGGTACTGGTTCAACTGGTAGCGGTGCTACATCAGGCGGTGGGTTAGGAATGGGTCAAGGATATTCCAACACTGCCGCGATAGGTGGCCCAGTTTTTCAAGGCGAAAGAACATTAGTCGGTGAGCGTGGCCCAGAGATATTTGTGCCTAACGCAAACGGCTCAATTATCCCTAATCACAAATTAGGTGGTGATGGCGTTACGATTAACCAAACAATCAACGTGACAACTGGCGTACAGCAGACAGTCAGGGCTGAAATTGCTACACTTATGCCACAGATCGCCAGTGCCGCGAAAGGTGCGGTTGTAGATGCAAGACAGCGTGGCGGTGGGTACTCTAAAGCATTGGTAGGAGCATAAAATGCCATTAGCATTTCCATCAGTAGGTATTCAGAATATTACTATGCGGTTGAAGCGTAGTGTCGCAGTAACTGAATCACCATTTACTTACGATCAGCAAGTGTTCGATCACAAAGGCGCAATATGGCAATGTGAGGTCACTCTGCCGCCTTTAAGCCATGCAGATGCACGATCAGTTGAGGCATTTATTGTGGGCTTAAAAGGGCGTTCTGGCACGTTTACGTTCGGCCATCCACTGCATACAAGTACAGCAACAAGTACAACATCAGGCGTATCTGATGCGCGTGATGAAACGCTTACTACAACAGCAGGGTCAAGCGCGGTAACAGCGGGAACGTATTTCCAATTAGGCGATTATCTTTACATGGTTACAGAAGATAAATCATCAGGGTCAGGCACGTTAAAGTTTCAGCCGCCTTTGCGTGGTCAAATCGCATCAGGCACAGCACTAGATTTTACATTGCCTAAAAGTCTGTGGAGACTAGCCAGTAATGATATAGGGTGGTCAACAGATATCGCTTCCATGTATGGCTTTAGCCTTGCATTTGTCGAGGCCATCTAATGAGCAGAACATTATCAACAGCAATGCAAGCAGTAGCGACTGCCGAAATTGTACGCCCGATTTATCTGGTAGATTTAGAGTTTGCATCAGGTAGCATTTATCTATGGTCTGGTCTTGGCGATCTTACCTTTAATTCTAATACTTACATTGGTGTAGGTGACTTGTTAAGCATAGGTTCAGTGCAGGAGTCTACAGAACTTACAGCAACGGGCGCACAGATTACACTAGGCGGCATTAAGCAAAGCTTACTAACATTAGCTAGGGATGAACCATATCAGGGTAGGCCGTTAACAATCAGGCTAGGCGCATTTGATGAAAATGGTGACTTGATAGCTTCCCCTGTAATCGTATTCAGCGGCTTCATGGATGTAATGACTATTAGTGATTCCGGTGAAACGTCAACGATCACTGTTAGCGCGGAAAATAAGCTAATTGCGTTTCAGAAAACAGCAGTCAGAAGATACACAGCAGAAGATCAAAAGATTGACCATCCAACAGATAAAGGGTTTGAGTTTGTAGCTAAGATTCAAGAAAAAGAAATAATTTGGGGTCGCCCGTCACCCGCATCTATGAATACGGGAGGCAGGAGTAACCCATTAAGGGACTACAGATAGATGATAACGATACAGCATGAAAGTCTGTTAAATGTTAAAGAAGATATAAAGCCGCTACTTGAAGAACATTGGCGGCTTGTTGCGTTAAATCAGGGTAAGATAAAATTAAATCCTGATTGGAAAGAATATTCTAGGTTATATACGGCAGGGATATTAAAGATATTTACTGCGCGGGATGATGGTGAGTTAGTTGGTTACTTTGTTTTGATAATCAATAAAAGCATCCATTATCAAGATCACTACTTTGCAGTTAATGATGTTGTATTTGTTTTGCCTGATAGCAGGGCGGGTGCAACTGGTTACAAATTAATCAAGTATGCAGAAGATTATTGTCGAGAATCTGGCGTTTCTTTGATGATGATAAATACAAAGGTACACATTCCCTTTGATAAACTTATGGTAGGCATGGGCTTTGATTTAATAGAGCGCGTCTATTCCAAATTTTTAGGAAAGTAAAATGGCAGTAGCGGCAATAGCAGGATTGACAGCAGTAGGCGGGGCAATGATAGCCGCGCAAACATTTGCTATAGGTTTTACGTTAGCCGCAGGAGCGTTTGCATTAGGCGCAGGGTTATCAATGGTATCTCGCGCCTTAATGCCTAAAGTTGATTATGGTCAGCAGATGACCGGATTATCTACAACTGTCAGAGAACCTGCATCCAGTAGAAAAATTGTTTACGGCAGAGCGAGAGTCGGTGGATCAATCGTTTATATGGATAGCACTGGCACTGATAACGAATACTTTCATATGGTTATTGCCATTGCAGGGCATGAGATAGATGCGTATGAAGAAGTCTATTTTAACGATCAAAAGATATGGGATGGCGGCAGTTTCGTAGGCAGTTGGGGAACGTATGTGTATTTAGGTTTGCATGATGGTTCGCAAACAACAGCCGACAGCACCTTAGTTAATGCCTCAACTCAGTGGACTGCCGCACATAAGCTATTAGATACAGCGTATATGTATGTTCGCTTGAAATATGATGCAGAGCAATTTGCCAACGGATTGCCTAATGTATCCGCTGTGATTCGCGGCAAGAAAGTCTATAACCCGTCAACATCTACTACTGCGTGGTCGCAAAATCCTGCCCTAATCGTAAGAGATTATTTGCTAGATTCTAAGTATGGGCTTGCAGAAACATCAGCGAATATTAACGCCACCGCCTTATCAACAGCGCAAACTATTTGCGATCAAACTGTTAGCTTACAGGCAGGGGGTACACAGACGCGATTTGTAGCCGATGGGGTACTGGATACTGCCAATTCCATACAGAGCAATATAGAAGCATTGCTGAGTAGTATGGCGGGCAAGCTGATTCACTCTGGCGGTGAATATTTTATTACAGCGTCAGCTTATGTAACCCCAACAGTTACGATTGATGAATCTGTAATGGTTGCGCCTATACAGGTTAAAACCAAGCAAAGCAGAAGATCAATTTATAATGGCGTGAAGGGCGTATTTAATAGTGAAGATGATAATTACATTACATCTGACTACCCGCCAGTAATATCTAGCACCTATAGCGCGGCTGATGGTGATCCTATTTATCTTGATCTGCCTTTACCCTTTACTACAAATCATGTCAGAGCGCAGAGAATAGCCAAGCGTATTTTATTGCAGTCAAGACAACAAACTCAGATAACCGTACCTTGTAATCTTTCCGCACTGAAGTTTAAGGCGGGTGACACAATAATGATTAGCAATACTAAGCTTGGGTGGTCGCAGAAAGTATTTGAGGTTGTAGGGTACAATTTAGATTTTACATCTACTGGAGAAATTATTGTAAATGTTGATGCTTTAGAAACGGCATCGGCTATTTATGATTGGACTTCATCAGATGAAGAAGATTATCTGTCAGGCGGTGAGATTGATCTGTATGACGGTCGCACAGTTGCCGCGCCTACATCATTCGCAGGAACTGCATCAGCCGCAACCAATTTAGACGGAACAACTGTTAGCCAGATAGTATCTACATGGACTGCAAGCGCAGACGCATTTGTTGTTAAGTATGAATATCAGTGGTCAACAGATAATAGCAACTGGAACAGCATTGACGTTGAGGGTACGCAATTTACGATAAGCCCAACAGTCGGTGCGGCTACTTACTACACAAGGGTTAGGGCGGTTAATGATATTGGTGTACGCAGTGCATTTGTTACTGCTAACGTAACAGCACTGGGAGATTCAACTGCCCCTGCTGTACCTAGTTCGGTATCAGCAACTGGAGGCCAAGGGTCGATTACCTTGTCATGGACTAACCCGACAGATAAAGATTTTTCAAACGTAGAGATACACAGATCAACAAGTTCAGGCGGCACATATACAGCAGTAGCCAGTGTTGCGGGTGGTTATGGTTTGCCTTCATCCTTTGTTAACGGATCGCTTAATGATTCGACTGCATACTATTACAAGTTAAAGTCTGTCGATTACAGCGGGAATAAGTCAGCGTTCACTGGTGTTGTTAATGCAACTACAGATGCCCCTGCATCGCCACCAAGGGCAGATAATGGCTATGTTTACTATACGGTTTCAAGTGCAAACGCGCCTAGTACGCCAAGTGCAACATCGTACAATTATAATACCGCATCATTCGGTGGTCTGAGTACAAACTGGCAAAAGAATCCACCAACTATCAACGGAGCAGATGGTAAATTCTGGGCAAGTAGTTTCACGATTACAGAAGCTACATTTGGAGGCGCACAGACAATTACGTTTTCTGCCCCGTTTGCATCTACACAGTTTGACGGATTGGTTACATTTACAAGTTTAAACAATGAACTGGCTGATCCAAACAGTAGCGAAATCACAACTATTAATGGCGGTCTGTTGAAAACAGGAACCATTGATGTATCTAATGTAAATATATCAGGAACTGCAAGTACGGGGATAAATATTAAATCTGCCGCAAGCGGTTCGAGAATGGAAATAGCCTCCGATGTCATCAAGATATATGACGGGTCAACATTGCGCGTCAAACTAGGTAATCTGTAATGGCTTATGGTCTGAAAGTATATGACGCAAGCGGTAATGTCAGGCTAGACACAACTGACAGAGAGTTTCGTTATGTAGCTGACTATTCTGGTAATTTAGCGGCAGGAACTACAACTAACATAACAGTCACAGGGTTAAGCAACGATGGAACGTGGGGCGTTAACGAACAAGGCAATTTTTCATGGCATCTTGACATATCTATAAGCACGAACACGCTAACTGTCGAAAGTACAGCTTCTTCTGGCAGTACGCCTTACTACATACAGGTATTCAGAATATGAGTTATGGATTTCTGGCTGTAAATCAAAGTGGGTTTACGCAGATAGATGGCACATACGACAATTTGGCTGTATTTGCTAGTGGTACTGGAACTACAAGCTACGCATCCACTGGAACAGGAACATATAATAAAGTGACGTTTCCTGCTAATTTGCCATCAACGTGGGCGTTATTCGCCAAGCCAAGTTTAGAAACAGAATCAGGAGGGTTTAATGCTTATTGGCTATTAGCAGATACAACTGGTTTTTATATAATGACTCCATTAAATACTAATGCCACTAGATCGTTTGATTATAAATTCGCTGTGCGTTCGTTTGAAATGCCATCATCACCTAACACTGGGTACGGATTAAAGGTTTACAAGTCTAACGGCGACGAAGCGTTTAGTAGTAACAATCAAAATTACAAATGCTTGTTTGTTGCATCAGATAATACAGCCGCAGGGTCGCAAGCAGTGTATTCGCCTAGTTCAATATCTGGTTGCTTTAGGCTTATGAATGGAGCTATGAGAATAGGTTATCACCCATATGCCGGTTTTGCAGGTTTAGTTATTACATCTGCCTATATGCATACGTTTGATTATGTGACTGATGAAATTAAATCTGTTGTGACATACGCTACAGTTCAAGGTGGTGGTGGGTTTGCAAGTGCCGATCAAGTTAAAACTAATTTAGTTGGGAAATTTGTATGATAAAAGTTGCAATGGTTGCGCAGAACGGAGAGGTGGCATATACAATCAGCCCCGCTGTTGATGATATGTATGTTGATGGTCAGGTTTATAATGAACATACGGCTAGACACATAAGCCATGAGTCTGTTGACCGCGAGGTTGTTGAAACGTGGTACTGGAACGATGGGTGGCAAACTAGAGAACCTAAACCTTCTGTTTTTTATGATTGGATTGATGAATCATGGCAGTTAAACTCAGAGCGATTATGGCTAGAAATACGAACGCAAAGGTTTTATAAGCTATCTGAATGCGATTGGACTCAAGTGCCAGATAATCAACTAACAGATTCTAAAAAAGCAGAGTGGGCAACCTACCGGCAAGCATTGCGGAACGTACCTGCTAATAATTCGGATGCAACCGATCTCAGTGATATAATATGGCCGACTAAGCCGGAGTAAAAAATGATTTATCAATTAGTGAAAGATGATACAGGTGTATCAATACAAGCAACCCTAACTAGGGCGAATGATGGCAGTGCCATTAACTGCGAGAACGGTACTGTGCGCCTGAAGGTGCGGCAGAAAGGATCAACGACTACCCTTTTTACTGTTACGGCAGGAAACTCAGGCACTAACCTACAGAATGGGATAGCGATATTCCAGTTTGAGGCAGGGCAGTTAGATTTAACAGAAGGTTACTACGAAGGCGAAATAGAAATCACCTTCAGTGATAACACTGTGGAAACTGTATTCGAAACTTTAGAATTTTACGTTCGCGCTGATTTTGCATGATTAAATTATCTGCGTTTTTAAACAGGGCTTTAGCGAAGGTTGCCGAAAGAAGGGCAAAGGCTGAGATCGAGTTTAATAATGCTATAGCTGATATTAAAGAGCGCAGAGCCAAGGCAGAGATAAGTCACAATCGCGCTGTATTTGAAGCTATATTTATTTCTATCAGGATACTTTCTAAAGAGTTTGCTGATGCAACAGGTGTCGCTGATGCTCTTGCAAAGGTTATTGGCAAGGCACTGCAAGACAGCGCAACTATATCGGATGATTCGACTCACGCCATCGGCAAAACAAATTTAGAAAATGTTTCATTAAGTGAACAAACACCAAAGAATGTAAACAAGCCGAAACAAGATAGCGCGGCAGTTGCTGAAGCGAACGTAAAAGCGTACGGAAAAAACAGTCAAGAAGCTATATCGCTTATCGATACGCAAACTAATGCAGTTGGCAAAGGGTTTAGTGAACTACCGCAGATTACAGATGCGCTTGCATTACAGGCATTAAAGTCACTAGCTGAACAGGCCATAGTTACAGATAGTGAAAGCAAGGGTATAGCAAAGGCATTTAGTGATAGTGCAGGGTTTACAGATTCTGTAGTGATAGCTAGGTTGTTTCAAAGGGCATTTACGGAATCGCCTTCTGTATCTGATGTTGCTACCTTCATTGTTAACCTGACCAAATCAGACCAAGCTGACCTATCAGAGCAAATCAGTTTAGCTTACGCAAAGGTAAAAGCTGACAGCGCAGAAATAGGCGATGAAATAGATATTGCAGTATCTAAAGGATTAACGGATGCCGCAGGGGTATCTGAAAGTATAGATATTTTACGGCAGAAGGTTTTAAGCGATTCTGCAACGTGGTCAGACGATCACAACATGGATTTCCATAAATTCATTACTGAAGGGTTATTTGCTACGGATGACTTGGATGGTGAAGCGACAGCGCAAGACGATCAGGAAATGTCATTTGTAAAAGTGCGTACTGATCTGGCGGTATTGTCAGACAATCTTGTGAGTACACAAGGCAAGGCAAATAGTGATACAATCGGGTCAACTGATTCTGGTTCTCTGCGCGGCCAAGGTTATGCGGAGTTTAGTTATTTTTTAGAAGATTATGTCGGCTATAGCCGAACTTTTTAGAGGTGCAAAATGTTAAACGAAAACTTAAAACTGCGCGGTGATGTTGCCCTTGTCTTGAAAGACAAAAATGGTAACGTAAAAGAGAAGCGCGAAATCAACAATCTGATTGTGTCGGCAGGGCTGACATTTATCTGTTCACGCATGGCGGGTGCATCTGCTAACGTAATGTCGCATATGGCATTGGGTTCAGGCACTACTGCCGCCGCCGCAGGGCAGACTGATCTAGTATCTATTCTAGGCTCTAGAGAGGCATTAGACAGCTCAACTGCATCAAGCAACACCATTACCTATGTTTCGTCTTTTGAGGCGGGAGAAGGCACTGGTGCGGTTACAGAAGCGGGTATCTTTAATGCCGCATCTAGTGGCGATATGCTTTGCCGAACAGTGTTCTCAGTGGTGAACAAGGAAGCTGATGACACTATGTCAGTGACTTGGACTATTACTTTAACTGCATCCTA